CCGACATTTCGAGAGATGAACAAATCCATGTTGCAACTAATTCCCTTGTATGTCGTGAGTTGGGTTTATCTCCTAGTCAATCTTTGGATAAACTTAGGAAGGCCACCATTAACTGGATTATGGAACCCCTAGGTATAAATACTACCGATAAATATTTGGACAAAAAATTCTGGCTGGATGCCAGTGATCGCTTAATGTATGAAGGGAAAGCCCCAGAGTTTTCTGATACCAAGGCGGCACGCATGCCAGCGTTCTTTGAGCATAGCAATGTCAACCTACCCCAATACGCTTGAGCCTTTACTTGGCCCTAACATTAACTCTCTCCTCCTAGAAATGGAGGAGAAGTTTCCACCAGTAAACCCACATCCCAAAGAGGAGTTAAACACAATTATGTATAAAGCTGGACAGCGCTCCGTTGTGGAGTGGTATAGAAATAGACTGGAGGAAGACTAATGGCTATTGGAAAAGGTAACCCATGGGGTTATGATTCAGGGTATTTTACTCAGAACCATAGACTCGGTGGATGGGCGAAAGACTTAGATCCATCCTGGGGTTACATAGGAGAAGGTAAGTATCCAAATTTAGAACATGCTTGGACACCCCAATCAACAGGAGTTGGGTATGGTTTCCGAGATGAAAATGTTCTATGGAGCATGAAAGATGAGGGAGGACTGCCTTGGAAAACTCATTGGAGAAGTCTTCCTAAACATATGTTAGACAACCCGAAAGGTGGACGTTGGCCAAACTTATCCGATCAGGAAGGTAATTGGGCTACTACTGGACGGTTTGCAGTGAAAGATAATGCTTACGGAACCAATTGGCGTACTTCCAATCGAATGTGGGAGATGCTTGATTGGGGAGCATATGATGCAGATCCTGATTACATAAAAGCTGCTGCTCATATGGGTATAAAAGGATCTTATGCTAAGAACAGAAGCTATGAAGATATAGCTAAAGCTAGTAAATATATATTAGATCCATCATCTTATAAACCACCAGCACCTCCAACACCACCTCCAACACCATCAATTGAACCACAACCACTTAATGTATCTGGAGCAGGTGTACCAGGTTTACCTCAAACACAAGCAGCACCTGACTGGACTCAAAGCCAAGCTTATAAAGATTTAAGTGCACAGATAGCTGCACTTCAAGGTCAGTACACAGCTTCACAAGGTAATTGGAATAAATTACAAAGTGGTTACCAAGGTCAAATAGGTACCCTTCAAGGACAGTTAGGTACCCTTCAAGGACAGTTAGGTACATCTCACCAAACTATATCAGACTTACAGAACGCCGCAGCATTAGCTGCCCAACGTCAACGTGTTCATGCTTCATGGTTAAGTGGAGCTTTAGGTACAGGATCATCAGGCATTAAACATGCCATGCTCATGAGACCTTCAGAGACTTCCACATGGTCACCTTTCACAGGATTTGGAAGGGGAGGTCTGAGATTCAGTAGTCTTAACATTTAATAAAAACAATGTCAGCTAAAGAAAGATACGACTATTTATCTAGTGATCGTTCCCAGTTTCTAACAGAAGCGGAAGACGCATCGAAACTTACCCTACCTTATCTTGTTCGTGGTCATGAAGAGAACGCGAAAGGGATGAAGAACCTCAAGACACCGTGGCAAAGTGTGGGAGCGAAGGGAGTAGTAGCATTGGCAAGTAAATTGTCACTAGCTCTACTACCCCCGCAGACCAGCTTCTTTAAGCTACAACTTGATGAGTCACAACTAGGGCAAGAGTTTCCTCCGGAAGTAAAATCAGAACTAGACTTATCCTTTGCAAAGATAGAGCGCACTATTCTAGATGCTATTGCTGCATCAGATGACCGTGTACATATACACCAAGCACTACAGCACTTAGTTGTCGGTGGTAATGCGCTCATCTTCATGGGTAAAGCAGGTCTGAAACTATTCCCGTTAAACCGTTATGTGATAGATCGAGATGGTAACGGCAATGTGATTGAAATAGTTACAAGAGAAAGAATCAATAAAAAAGAAATAGAAAAGTATTTACCTGAAGATTTTCATAGTTCAGCTATGGATTCTGTAGTAGATACACACTATGGTGACACAGAAAAAGCAGAGTGTGATATTTATACTCATGTCACCAGAGATAACAATAGGTTTGTCTGGCACCAAGAAGTTTATGACTTTGTTATAGAATCTTCAAGAAGTAAAGCACCTATTGAAGCAACACCATGGATTCCATTACGTTTCAACACAGTTGATGGAGAATCATATGGTCGTGGTAGAGTAGGTCAATTCCTTGGTGATTTGAAGTCACTTGAAGCACTCTCTCAGGCCCTTGTAGAAGGCTCTGCAGCAGCTGCTAAAGTGGTTTTTGTAGTATCACCCTCAAGCACTACTAAACCACAGACGCTGGCGACTGCAGGCAACGGAGCTATCGTTCAAGGAAGACCAGATGATATAGGAGTTGTACAAGTTGGTAAAACTGCTGACTTCCAAACAGCTTATCAATTGATGGGTCAACTTGAAGGTAGATTAAACGAAGCATTCCTTATATTAAGTGTAAGAGATAGCGAACGAACTACCGCACAAGAAGTTCAAATGACACAGATGGAGTTGGAACAACAACTCGGTGGATTATTTGGACTACTCACTGTTGAGTTCCTAGTACCATACTTAAACCGTAAGCTTAATACCTTCCAGAAAACAGGAGAGATACCTCGTATTCCTAAGGGAATGGTTAAGCCTATTATTGTAGCTGGTATTAATGCCTTAGGAAGAGGACAAGATGTCCAAGCCTTAGGATCATTCCTTACAACCATTGCACAGACAATGGGACCAGAAGCTATACAGCAATATATTAATCCTGATGAAGTTATTAAACGTCTTGCAGCTGCTCAAGGTATTGACGTTCTTAATCTCGTTAAGAGTATGCAGGAGATTCAACAAGAACAGCAGCAAGCTCAGCAAGCCCAACAACAACAAGCAATGACTGAAGGAATGCCTAATATGATGAAGGCTCCAATGCTTGATCCATCTAAGAATCCACAACTTGCAGCGCAACTCGCTCCTGAAGAAGAAGGAGCTCCTTTACCACCAGAATAAATTATGGCCGAAACATTAACTTATGATGCCACCCCGGCAGAACCTGAAATACTTAATGCAGATGAACAAGATTCTCTAAAGATTGGTGAAGAATTACAAGAACAGCAGGAGTCACTTCTTGCTGGTAAGTATAAGAACGCTGAAGATTTAGAGAAGGCTTACGTTGAACTTGAAAAGAAGTTAGGTGGAAATAAGCCGGAAGAAACAACTGAAGAATCTTCTGAACCTGAAGCAAAAGAAGAGAAAGAAGAGGAGAAGCCTGATAACACTGCTCTCCTAGATGATTTATGGGAACAAGCACAAGCTGAAAAGTTTGATGATAAAACACTAGAACAGATTAATAATATGTCTGCTAGTGAAGTAGCTAATATGCATCTTCAATACCGTGCAGCTAATGCTCCTCAACAGCTTACTGACAATGACGTTAAGGAATTAAAAGGAGTTGCTGGCGGTGAACAGGAGTATGCTAGTATGATGAAGTGGGCTAACACTAACCTTACTAAAACAGAAGTTGATATGTTTGATAAAGTGATGGAACAAGGTAACCCACTTGCTGCTTTCTTTGCCGTACGTTCTCTTGCTTATCGTTATAATGATGCAAATGGAGTAGACGGTAGAATGACAACAGGCACAGCACCTAAAGCAAGTGGTGATGTCTTCCGTAGTCAACAAGAAGTCGTCGCTGCAATGAGTGACAAACGATATGATAACGACCCTGCATATCGACAAGATTTAATAGCAAAACTAGAACGTTCAGACGTTAAATTCTAATCATGCCTGTCGTAAAAGGTAAACATTACCCATATACAAAGAAGGGTAAAGCAGCTGCCAAAAAAGCTGCCAAAAAAAATAATAGTAAGATGAAAATCAGGGGGTACTGATGACTAGTTTAACAGGAGAATGGCTTCTACAAGCTGAACTAGAAGAGATGGCTAGAAGACCTTACAAACCACCTGTTACTGATCCTCCTGGTGTACCTCCTTTAAAATCTCCAAGACCTACTCCAGAGTATCCTGGAGGTGTTCCACGAGACCCTCCTCCAATAACACCGCCTGTTAAGACTGCTTCTGATAGAATTGGTCCTGACACTATTCTCGTACCATTTGTACCAAAAGAACCAACAACCGATGATTCATATGGAGACCCACATGGAACTCCTGAAGAAATAGATGAACTAATGGAGAAAGGTTGGGCTGGATTACCAGCTGGTGGTTGGGAAATTCCTGGTAAAAAGAAAACTGGTATGGGTTCATTAACTCCTGAAGAAGTTGATGCATTAATTGATGCTAACCCTGGAGCAGAAGATTTAATTAGAAGAAAATACCAGCAGGAAAAGAAAAGTGTAGAAGGGTTCCCTTTGGCTCAGAATAAAAAAAGAGATCCGCTACAGGAACTAAGAGATGGATTAATTGATCGAGATACTTTTGAAAAGTTAAGAAAGACTAGCCCTCATTTATTTAAAGATACTGAGGAGGAAGGTCCAGTTGATATTTCTGATTGGTTAGTTGAATTAAATCCTGCTCAAATTGAAGCACTAAAGGGGATACCATCAAACCTAAAAGACTTACCTGATAATAAAAGATTAGATACACTGAGGAAGATTACTAAAAAAGTAAAAGGATTAGCATAATATACAAGGCGGCTCGATAGTCGAAATCAGTAGAAGCCACAGGCAACCGCGTCCGTTCATTCCCTTTTGGGAACGCATGAAACCACATCATGGAACGGGGGTGTGGTACTGGAGAAAACCAATGCAAGTAAAAAAGCAAGTAACACTCAAGTATCGCGGCGTGCCTTATACAAAACGTTAAACACATTTACTAATGAAAAGAATAGCACTAGCACTCGCTTCCACACTCGTTGCAGGTCCGGCTTTCGCCGGAGTCTACGTGAACGTGGAGAACAATGCCGGCTTTACCGGAGCTGATTATACAGGCGCTGTAACCGACTTCCATGTAGGTTACGAAGGTGGAACCGATACCTTTGGATTTTATGTCCAAGGTGGACCAGCTGTTGTTACAGTTGATGGAGCTGACGAGTCAGACAATAGAATCTCTG